TGTGAATGACTATACAGAACAAATTATTAACTCAACCACACACACTATACTTAACATTACCTCTCCATAATGCAAAATAACGTGCCAGGAATACCCAGCACGTTATCATTTAATCAATAAACATGCATATAAACAACACAAGTAAATATGCAATAAACACACTAAGCATTACAACATCTCTATCCTTCATACCTTAAAATCCCATCCCAAGGGAAACTATAATAAGCACCCTTGCTAATTTCGTTTCCTGATTGGTCACCGCTTTGACCACCTGTGATTCCACCGAACTCGTTACAATGTGCTCCAACGTTCATACCCTCGCCAAGATACAATTCAACGTGAGCACCCTGGTTGAGTAGGATATCGCCGCGTTGACACTCGCTTTGAGAGTTTCCGCTGCCTGGAATCCATTTGAACCCTGCTGCTGTAAAGTCGCTAACCATCGATCCCGTGTATCCACTGTGTGTAGGCAGATTAAAGCCACCGCCTACACGGAAGCCCTCATAGATAAGCGAGGAGCAGTCGTAATCAGGCCCCCAACGGTTTCCTTGGTCGTATCCATGAGAGCTATCGTCGGATATATCGAGAATCCACTTTATAGCATCTTCCACACCTTGCCCTCCAGGGGCGGTAGAACCTGCGCCGCTGTTCATGTTAGTTAGCGAGAGCTTTTCGAACACGGTTGTTTTGCTCCATGAATAACGGCTTCGGTTGAGGATATAGACGTTATTCTCCCATGTTCCCTCAAGCTTTACACGATAAAAGTTAATATCGTTAAAATACACATAACCATCATTACCAATGGTGCCAACATAAGCAACTTCGTCACCGTTCCTTTTCTTCGCGTTTACAATTCTGACAGTAGCCATATAATCCTCGCTATATCCAGTCCACCAATTGCCGATGTTGTCCGCCGAAACAACCTGACCCTTCCATTCTGGTTTGAACGACGGTGTTCCAGGGTTCGGATGATTCGGATACCATTGAGACGTTTTCACGACGAACTCTATGACAGAGATGGAATTGCCGTAGAGATGCCCCCATTTGCTGTAGTTGGAATCGCCAGACGATTTTATATCGCCGACAATCGTGTGGAAGGTCATGCCATTGTCTAGATGAAAATCGATGATATCTCCGACGTTGCCCCAAGCTTCCGTGCAAGCGATTACATACCGCTGGTCTATGATTGCGAAACCTTCGCTATCGTAGTTCTCTCCTGCTTCTTCTCGCAGCTTGTACTGCTTCGAATCGGGAGCCGTTACCAGACTCCATCCCATATAGGTGTATACGCAGGTGAGGTTTCCTAGGTCTGGAGTTATCGTAGCCATCAGAAGCCCATCCTAACAATATCCCTGAACCAATTATACAACCTTTGGTTCTCGTAGTAAACACACCCTAGTTCATAAGCCTGCTTTAGATTTTTGAGGTTGTAGCTGTTCTTGGCTCCCTTGAGAAGCAGCGTGTTCGGCTGCTGCGTCTCGGTCGTGGTTGCATACACGAATCGACACTGTTTGTCCACATCGTCGCTGATATGGTACCATCCGTTGCGATAGTCCTTCCACACTCCGATGCAGTCATCGTAGTAGAGAAGCGTGAACTGGTATTCCGAGCTTTTGCTCTTCTTCTTTATGAAGTGCGCACTATCCGTGAGGAATTGGTTCTCAACCGCGTACTTCTCATAGCTGGTACCTTCCAGCATCTTGTAGAACCGCGTGTTCTTCTTCGCGGCTACAAGGTCGGGCGGAGCCACCAGCTGCACCAGGGAATCCCCTCGCTTGTACACGTTTCCCTGGTACGGTACGTGCAGGTCGAAATAGTCGAAATACGGATTGGATGAAGAGACGGCGTTTCCGAGGAACCAGCAGTACACATCGTAGTCCCTGCTGCCAGGTCGCGCCACCGTTTCGTAGAACTCGTTGAACGCGGTGACCTCGTCGGGGAGATACCGCTGCTGAGTGATGAGCTTGTTGATGATGAACTCGTCGAATACGATGGTGGTGACGTTATCGAGCGCGTCGGACTTCAACTTTCCCGCCGTGCTCAAGGCGCTCGCATAGCCGCATATCTGGTTGTCGATATGCAGGACGTTGGCTTCCGCCCAGAGCGCATGACCTTCGAACTCCTTCTGGACGTGGTTGAACAATCGACCGTTCTTCTGTGTCGTGAGCTTCTTAAGCTCCTCTTCCGAGCGTCGAAGGTATACGAATCTCTCGCCAGTCTTGAGGTATCTTTCCACGCACCATTTGAGCATGGAATATGTCTTTCCGCATCCACGGATGCCGAGCACGTAGTTGAACAGCGCGTTATGGCTTCGCGTCTTTTCAGGCTCGAAATACATGACTCTCCTTATACAAGAATGGCGCACCATCATGCTATGAAGCGGTGCGCCTGGTAAATGGGTGCTAACCGAGCGGGGCAGTACAGAGCGTGCATTTTCTCCCTAGGACGGTAGAGCCTTATCAGGGCTTGCACCTACCATATCCAGAAACTGACTTACCGAACGGCGCATTTATATTATACGGCTACTTTCGGGTTATTTCAACGATGAAATCATCGTTTTCAAGCACGCTCTTTTCAGGGTTTTCAACATTTTCAACATGTTTTCCACAATAGGCATTCCATGCGTCGGCATCCCCGAAGAAACAGTTTACGTCGAGGTTTCCGTCGTATCCTGGAACGCACCCGTCGCTCGCGTACTGCCAGCAGCATACGAGACCGTCCGTCTTCGGAACGTCGGGAAGCTCCCAATCCAGCGTCGGGCGCATGACGTTCGGATACTGCGCAATCCACCTGCCGCAATTCTCCTCCACGCCGCCTTGGTTGAATCGCCAAGGATTCGCGTAAATCCAGCACCATACGCCAGTCTTCTCATGGAAACGGTTCACGAACGCGTTCACCCACTCTACGCTCTGGTCTTCCTCCCAGTCGATGACGGGGACGCCCTTGCCATGGTAGCCCATGGTGTTCTCGTAGAAGTAGTCCGCTTCGGCGTGTGCGCCGTTGTCTCGCGCGTAATGGTAGTACCCGAACAGGATACCGTTCGATATGCAATCCTGGATGACCCTGTCGCAGTCGGGATTCACGTAGCCGATTCCCTCGGTGGCTTTCGATATGACGAAATCGACTGGAAGGGAATCGACGGCGATACCCTTCTGGTGGCTTGACACGTCGATTCCCCACAGCATTACTCTACCTCGTCCTTTTCGAGCATACTCTTAATTCCATCGAGAGTAGCATCAATCTTAGTGAGAGTAATCGTAAGGTCTTTGATAGTCTTATCGTAGAGATAGAAAAGACCGCAGCAAGCGACAATAGGAAAACCCACGCTGCCGATGATAGAAACGATAGTGTTTGCATCCATTTACGAACCTCCTATACGTATGCGGAACACTGCGAAACAACTCTGTTTTCGTTCAGGTCGTAGGAGAGCATGAGTCTTCGACCTGCGCCGCTGTATTTGCAATCGGCACCGATTCGGAAAATCTGGAGCACACCCAACTCTTCGTCGATTTCATACAAGTTCGCAAGGGTTCGAACCGTATGCCCCGTGTATGCCCTATAGAGGTCGTTATAATCGTCAATAATCATAGAGCCGATTATAACGACGGGGAATCCGTGGGATGTTACGATGCCGTCCGCGTGCTCATGCCCGCAGAACCACCCCAGAACCTTCAAACCTCGCGTGTAGTAAGACTGCACCGTGTCGAAGAACATTGCAACGCCGCCGTATGTCCCTTCGTCCGCACCCGTGATTCCATTTTTAGAATAATACTTGTCGCACGTGAAAGAGCATGGGTAGACTACATCTCGAATATCAGGGTAGTGCGAGAACACCGCCACAGACTTTCTCTCCCTCATGCATTCGTCAAGCATGGAGTTGAGCCAAGCCGCCTGTTCGGTCAGCGCTGAGCCGATGGCGCAGGAGTTCAAGCCGAGAACCCGCACGTTTCCCAAATCGCGATGCCACCAGGTCTTGCCGGGTTGAATCGTGATACCGTTCGCCGCATAGTAATTCTTGAAGAACTTGTCGTAGGCCTGCTGCTGCGTCGGCTGCATCTCCCAATGGTTCCCAGATAGGTCTACACCCTGCTTGAGAATCATATCGTGGTTTCCGAGCGTTAGCGCGAAGTTCTGCGGGGTTGCATACGTGATATCCTGCTCGAAGTAGTCTTGGCAGATATCGCCCGTGTGGACGAACATATCAACGGGATATGCTTTCTCGAAAGCCACGATATCCTGCATGCCGAGTGCGAATCCGTGGCTGTCGCTCACATGAAGAATCTTAACCATAGATAAGTCCGTTCTCTCCCGTATAGGTCGAAGCGTAATCGCCCGTGATGACGCGGCCCTGCGATGCGCCGACCAAAAACGCTTGTGCGCCCATGAGACTGAAACTGTCGTTCGTTGCAGAGGTATTCAGGCCGATGCCGCCTGCGCTGTTGATACCGAATCCGCTCCAGGTCTTGAAGTCCTGCCCGTCTGCGTATCGAAGCGCGATGCCGATTTGCTTGTTGGACTGCGGACGCTGCACGTAGTTTGGAAGCCGCGCCGTGGTCTGACCGCCAGTGTACGGGCATTCTCCTTTTCCGCTGAACTCCGTGATTACCAGAAGACCGATTTCCACGAAGTAGAACCCCTCGATTTTACCGTTGCCAGGCGGTGCGATAAGACCGTCGTTGTCGGCGGACGGGTCTGCGGAGTTGAATTTCTTGATGGTCATGCCCTTTAGGATGGCGTTCATGGCGGTCGAGTCGAGCTTGGTCGCGGTCACCGCGCCGTCTTTGATGTCTGCGGAGCCGACGGGAATGCGCGCTGACACGGCATCGGCTTTCGCAACCGCTCCTTCGGCTGCGGTCTGGGCAGCCTGGGCCGCCTTGGCTGCATTAGCCGAGTTTTCGAGCGCGTTGGCGATTTGCAAATCCTGCTGGGTGTTCTTGGTGTTCGCCTCGGACAGCTTGCCGTCGATTTTCAACATGGCGTTGTTGATATCGCCAAGCCAGGTAGGCTTGTCCGACGGCAGGAATTGAGGCAGCTCCGCGTAAGGGGTCTTGTCGGTAGATGGCATTTTCATTCCTTTCATTCGTACTTGTAATTCGGATAGGGCAGCGCGGTGTAATCGTAGGAAACGGCGGAATACACGTCGAACTCGTAAGCCCTTATTTCCAGCTCGTCGTACGCAAGGGCGGTGTAGCCCTTTTCATCGACCAGATAAGCCGCCAAAGCCCAGTACCGCAGGTAGTCGTACATGCGGTCAAGCTCCGACTGCAGCTTCACCCATCCGCCGACGGTGTTCGAAAGCACGTTCACCTTGCCCAGGGCGGAGTTCGCGATAACGTCGAGAAGGTAGTTCTTGAGCACCTCGTCCTTCGCGTCGGAATACTCCCGCAGCGCTTCGTCCTGCGCGTCCACATATTCGGCGAGGTCTTTGATGTTCTGCTTAATCTGCTCGACGGTGGCATAATCGCCGACGAGGGCGATTACCTCGTTGAGTTTAGTCGTGACCTTGCAAAGCACCTCGTAGTAGCTCAGCTCGTCCGTGTAGACTGCGGGCAGAACCCTGTTGCACACGGGGCGGAGAAGGTCGATTCGCATCTCGTATGCCATATAATCACCTCCTTCTACAGATAGTATCTGTCTATGACGTAGAACCCGCGTCCGTTCAGACGGTGCAGCGCGCCTGGCATGCCCGTCACTCGTCCGTCAGGCTCCACCGTCACGGCGGTTTCTGGCGAGCCAGAGCCGCCCGAGCCTATATCCAATGTTACATTCTCAAGAACGGGAATGTCAACATCGGAGAGAACGGGTATCTGCACGGTATCCGTCGCATACCCGTCGTACTGCGATGCCGTCATGCCCGATTTCCCCGACTCTCTAGGAACGTTCGCCTGTCTGAACGACGTTTTGACCGAACCTTTGACCGTGCCTGTCTGCCGTGCGACTACAACCGTCTCCCTGGTCGATTTCGATTCGACCACGCACGAGAACCTGACGGGGTTCTTCGGGCGGCACTGCTCGGGCAGCGTCATAAGAAGCCCTTCGGAATCCGCCGTCAAATCCTGCATAAGGCACACCTCGTTCATCGCCGTGAGCATGACGGGCGTTTTCCCACCGTCGGGAAGCTCCGCTTCGAACCTTCCCAAGAACGTTTTGAAGAAGTTCGGGTTTCCAAGGTCTGCGCTCGGCATCGCTACCACACCCCCATGAAGCACTCTCGAAGCTCTTTGTCCTCCACTACCATGCGGTCTACGTTTAGGATGTTCTCCCTGTACAGCTTTAGAAGCTCCGACGGAGGGCGTTTGTACCCTTCCTCGGTCTTGCCGTAGCGGTTCTTGTAATCGCTCTCGCCGCTTCCTTCGGCTGTGCTCGAAGACGATGCCGAAGAGGACGAATCGGAATCGTTTATCGTGACGGTGGTCGCGTATTCCATGCGCTCTATCTGCGCTGGAACCATCTCGCTCTGCGGCGTGTCGGAGAAGACGTTCACGGAATGGTCGTTCGAGGAATCAGACGATTGCGCGGAGCCTTTGGTCTCGCTCGAATTGCGCGAATCGCCGCTTGAATCGCCCTTCTCCGTCATCTTCCAATCTGTCAGCGGGTCTAGCTCCTTGAACTTCTCCGCCGCCTTATAGAGCTGGTTATAGTAGGGCATGATGGAATGCATCGTCTCGCGCACGAACCATGCGAACCTGCCGACGGTCTCCGCTCCAATCTCGCGCATCCAGTACCGCCTGATAATCATGGCGTTCAGAGCTGAACGGTGCGTCTCGTCGTAAATCGGATAGTCGGCGAGACCGAGCGTCTGCCAGGCGTACTGCCAGTTATTCTCGGAGCATTCCATGCCCATGTCTTCGAGCTTCTGCTCGACAATCCACCTAAGCTGTGTGGTGTAACCGCTCATTTTTCCTCACCCCTGCACAGCATGCGGGCGTAATGACCGCATTTCGCCATGTCCTTCTCGAACGGCTCGCCAGGCTTGCGCCCCGCACGCCTGGAATACTTCACGATGTTGCCGATGATGAAAGCGTCGATGCCATCCAGCCCCTCCGTGGCTATGGCGATGGCTTCCAGGCACGAATGGCCGTCCATCTCGTAATAATCCAACGTCTACCTCCTTTTCAGAGCCTTCTTCACGGCTTTCCACAGCCCGCCTTCGTATCCGCTGTTGCCCGACGCTTCGATTCCCGTGCTCTGCATGCCGTCCACGGGAACTTTGCCCTCCTTGTCGGTGCGGATGTACATGCCGCTGCGGAAGTCGACGTCTATGTCAAGCCCGAACAGCTCGTTTACCTCTTCGCAGAACTGCTTTCGGCAGTTCAGGCGGGTGAAACGCTGCGCTTCCACGTCGCCCATGTTCCCGAGAACCTCGTCGGTCACCATGCGCTCCTTCTTGTCGGTGTTGGTGTTCTCGATTCCTAGGAAGGTGAGGGCTTCGTTCCATATCTGGTGCTTCACGACCTGCAAATCGTGCGCCACGAACGGGGACGATGTGTCCAGCACCTCAACGCCCGTAAGGTCGAGGTCTTTGTCCGCCCACACGGTGGGCATGAAGCCATCCACCTGTGCGAACAGGTTCTTCATCGTCATGCGCTGCTTCTCGCTGCACTTCACGATGCGCGGGGTCTTCTGCTGCTCTATGTTCACGTCGATGCAGCGTTCGAGCCGCCACAGACGCTTCGCATAGAGGTCGAGCGTCCAGAACGTCGGCGTTCCGAGGTTGTCGTTGAAGCAGATGACGCTGTTCGTGGAATCGAACTCCATCGAAGTGTGCTTGGAATTGCCCGAGTACGCCATGCGCTTCTCGGGAATGTTGTATATGTCGAACTGCCCCGAGAACGTCATCTGCATCATGGCGTAGCCTTCGGGGCTGCGCTGCATCGGGTCTGCCTTGATGCCCTCGTCGTAGACGAACAGAGCCATGCCGTTGGCGAGAAGGAACCTCTCAATCATGCGTTCGTTGATTCCCTCGGGCAGGTTCTTCCACTCGAACACCGACACGGCGAGGTCGTACAGCCGCCACATGTAGGACAGATACGTGGCATCGTTCAGGAAATCGTTCTCACGCTGTACCGCGTTGCCTTTCAGCCCAGGCGGTATGCTTCCATCGGGCATCCTGAACCCCGTGAATATCTCCGATTTTCCCATATTCCCTCCTTTACACTATCGAATTGTCCAGGGCATAGTTGCCCACGTCGGGCGTGTGCCAGAACGTGATGCCGCCGTCCAGCATGGAGTTGAACGCCGAAAGCACGTTCGGCGGAACCTTGCCGCGCACGTTGCAGGCGTTCGTCTTCACGTAGTTCCACGACCTGCGACCCGTGATATTGGGCTTCTTCGTCTCGCTCACAAGATAGCCGTACGTGGAGAAATAATCGTCAATCTGCTTTGCAATCTCCGCGCGGCAGACGTACTTGCGGGCTACCATTCCGTAGGTCTCCGTGTTGACCATGACGGCGGATGAGTTGGTGCCGCCCCTCGTGGTGTTGGGCGTTCGCTGAAGCTTCGAAAGCTCCGCCTGAACCTTGTATTGGCTCATAGCGGTGTTCACGATGCCCGTGCCTATATCTGCGCTGAATATCTGACCTACGGATTGAATCAAAGATTCGACGGGTTTTCCCTGCGTAAGGGTGTTCACGTCGTACGGCTTGGATTCGAATCCGAATCCCTGATTGCCGTCGGGAATAAGCGCGGGCGAGAACGGGACAGTTCCCGAGCTTTGAATGTTCGGAACGTCTACAGAGCCTGTCATCCTGTGGCTTCCTTCGATATTAGCCCACGACTGGTACACCCAGTTGCATGTCGGATACGGCGGCAGCGTGACGACCCCTTCGTAGAACCACTCCGCCCCGTTGTAATCCCTCGGATAGTACACGGTGCGGCTGTTCACGTCGGTACCACCCGAGCGTGTCAGCTTTAGCGTTCCCTTCTCCTGCATGAACTCCATGCGGAGCTGCTGCACCTGCCCGCCCATGTTCGACACCTCCACGTATTCGAACGGGTAGCACAGCATCTTGTTGTTCTTCGGAACGTATCCGTCCAGATTCGTCATGCCCATGTCGTACTCGAGCAGGTCGTAGCGCGTGCCTTTCGAAGCGTCCACCCACGCGCCGCCCACGCCGTTCTCCTTGCTGGACACGCCTGGTACGATGACGGCGGGAACCATGTACACGGCGGACACCGCGTCCTGCTGTCCGTTGTTCGACAGCTCGTTCATGAAGCGCTTGAACTCGCCCATCTGGGTGACGGGGTCGAAGACGGTGACGCTCGTTCCAGACGGCAGGTGCTGGTAGTTGTCTCCCGCGACGTTCACGTAGGTTCCGTCGTTCAGCGGCTCGGAAGCCGACGCGACGGCGAGCCACAATGCGAGATAGTCGTATACGGAATACTGAACCTTCATCTCTCCCACGGAGAAGCCCTCGTCCCTGATGTGAGACCCTACGGAATCGTCGTTCACGTGCTCGCGCTCCACGTTGCACGCGGGAACCTCGCAGTCGGGGAACCACGTCTGGAATATGTCGAGCTTGAGATAGAGTCGGGAGCTGTTCTCGCTCACGTATTCTATATCGGATATGAACGAATAGAACCACCTGTCCCCGTAGTTGGCGTTCTTGAACATGCAGTAATTGTAGCCGTACAGTTCTTCCGCATTGAACGGAACCACCACTGCGTTGTTCATGCGCTGGTATGTGTAGTCGTTCCTGCGGAGCTTGTTCGGGCAGCAGGTCATGAAGTAGTTCTCCTGCTCAGCCCTGTCGGGAATGTAGTACACGTGCCTGTAGCTGGAATCGAACGGCACGGTGCCTATGTAAATGCTCGTGCTCGGCTGGAAAGCCATATCGCATCCTTTCGAAAGAACGGCGGGCATCCGACGATGCCCGCCGAACAGGCTCTAGCCCTTGTTTACGGTGACGGTGCATTTGCCGAGCATCTTCGGGTTGGCGATGCTCGTCGCGGTCACTTCCACGGAAGCCGCTTTCTCGTCCTTGGCGATGTGAACCTTGCCATCGTCGGTGACGTAGGTTCCCGTGGACTGGTTGCCCTTGATGCTCCAATCGACGGCCTTGCTCACAACGCCCGTGCGGGAGACGGACACGGCTAGTTCGATGTCCGCCCCGGGCGGCAGGGTCGCGGCGGTCGGGGTCAGCGTCACTCCCGTCACGTTGCCAGCAGCGGTGGTGTAGACGGCAGCCTGTGCGAACGGGGAGATGGAGAACGTCTTCCAGACGTGGTAGTTGTAGTTCCAATACAGTCCTCGACCGTTGTAGTTCTCGGTCATCTTCTCGAAGTTGTCCCATACCTGCCAGAAGTCGATGGAGGTCATGACGGCGGGGATGTCCGCGAGGGTGGTCTTCTCCTCTTCCGTCCAATGCGCATAGGACGGGTCTTTATCGCCGTTCTCGTCCATGAAGAGCAGGTCGAGGCGCGCCCAGTCCATGTTGACGAAGGAATCGACGTTGATGACGTGTCCCATCAGCTCCGCCTTGTCCATGTTGAACGCGGCTGCGAGGACGTTCATGTTCATCACGGCGCGGAACTTGGTGGTGGTGATGAGATACTGCTCGCTCTGCGGGGTGTGGGTGGTCACGCCGGCGATGTTGAAGGCGTTGCTCTGGTACTCCAGGTTCATGGAGGTCTCGTTGAACACGGTCGCGATGTCGGACGCGTTCTCCTTGCTCATGGCGGGAACGACCACGGGCGCGATGTCGCCGTTGAGAATCGCGCGGGCGAGCATGTACTTGAGCACGAGGTATTCGTCGGTCTGCGCGGCGGCGAACACGGACTCCACGATTCGGGCGATAAGGTCGGTCACGCCCTGCCAGGACAGGAACGCCTGACGGAGCTGGTCATCGGCGATGGTGACGGGATAGTACTTCTGGAAGTTCATAGTGTGGAATGCGGCGCGAACGTCGGGGATGTGCCGCTTGAACACCTCCTGCTCGGCGGTGCTCGGGGAGAACTGGTAGGGCTTCGCCAGGTTGACGAAGATTTCCTCGACCGTCTCGCCGAACCCCAAACGACCCTTCTTGAACACACCCCAGGGTTGCGTGTACATCTTCGAAGAGATGGTGACGAAGGCGATTCGGTTGACCAGGGCGTTCACGTAAGCGTTCGCCGCAGGCGTGAAGTTGGTCACGTAATCGCCGATGGCGTGGATGGTCTCGGTGGTTCCCGAGATGCTGATGGAGCCATCGTCGGCTTGCTGGATGATGCCGCGTTCGAGCAGCGGGGATGCAAGCTCGGGAGTCTCCTCCATGACGGCTTTCATCACGCCTACGGGGTCTAGCTTAGCATTGGCGGGCTTGACGCTTGGCTTTACGGGCATGTCTTTTCCTCCTTAGTCCCAGAGAGCCGCGTATCCGAGCGGCTTGCTCTCTTCCTTGACTTCCTCATTATACATCTTATTCACGCTCGCCGCACCCGTCTCGCCCTCGCCCTCGTCGAAGAAGCGGTCGGCATAGCGCTTCTTCCACTCGTCGCGCTCCTTCTCGAAAGCGTCACGCTCGGATACGGCCTGCTCGTAGGATTCCATGTCCGAATCCAGCTTCTCCACCTCCGAGTCGAACGCCGTGGAAAGCTCCAAGCGCTTGTCGGAATCGTCCTCCATCGCGATTTCCTTCAGCATGTCTGCGAAACGACCCATATTATTCCTCCTAATCCCTGATGGTGAACACATCGTCCACGAGTATTATACCGCCTTTGACGTCCTTCGGCTTGAGCTTGCCCGCGAACGAATTCCCAGGCTCGAAGTTCTCCATGGTCACGTTCTCGTGGCACTTCGTCGGCATGCCCGCGCAATGCACAGTCAGCTCGCCGCCCTCTTCGAAGCAGTACGTCTTGGCGCGAATCGCCTTGAAGCGGTCGAACGAATGCTCCTGCTTCCAGGCGCCCAGCTCGAAAGCGTCCACGAACATGTCCTTCGGCGACCCGCCCCCGAGCAGGTAGACGGAATCGGTGTCGCAGTAAAGCCATCTTTCGAAGTTCGCCTGCGCCGCCCTCACCGTGAAACGCCTCGCATAGCTCGTGATGAAAGCACCTGCGGGAAGGTACTGCGGCTCCTTCTCCTCGGGTTCCAGCAATGCGTACTTCACCACTCCGTCCTCGAGGTATGGCATCCTGGACTGCTTGACGGGGTTGGTGGCGAGCTTTCCATAGAGCGAGTTCAGCTGCAACTTGGCTATTGTGCGCATGCCCTGGTTCCCTTCCTTGCCCGCCGCGATTTTAACCTCCGTCCACTTCTCCACGTAGTCGCGGAAAAGCTCGGTTGAGCCTTTGAACTTGTACCCCCTCAGATAGCGTATGTCCCATACGTCGTACTGCTCGAAGAGCATTCCCAAATCGACGCTCGTAAGACAGAGTGTCTGCAAACCCTTCGAATCCGATATATACTCCGTCTCGGCGAACATGCTGTTCCCCTTTAACTGCAAACACGGGATATGGTCTTTCTTCACCGTGAAGTCCGCTTCGATATACTGGATGAACAGAGGATGTTCGGCATCCTGCTCGTACTCCCCTTCGAAGTATACGGGTTCTCCGAACGGCAATACCTCTCCGTGCGAAGCCGCCATCACCGACGGATACAGGCTGTTCACGTCGAACGATATGCCAGCGCCGACCTCTTTCCCCGCGAACCTGGGGTTGACCGCCGTGAATCCGCCCTTGTAGCATCCTCCGTCTCGGAGGTCTTTGTCGTAGTCGGGGACGGGGAACCAGTCTCGGAACCTCTTCGAGCCGCCTATCATGCGCTTGTAATCCGCGAACGCGTTGGAACCTGCCGTGATGCGCTTCATGCCCTCGTCCATCATGAGCTTCATAGCCTGGGCGGCGATGCGGACGTCGTGCGCGATGTATGCGCGCTCATCGTCGGTAAGCTCATGCCCTGCCTCTCGATAGGCGGCATAGTCCATGTCAAGCTTCTCTATGTCGAGACCGAACGCCTTGGGAATCGCCGCGATGGGCAGCGGGATGACCTTTAGCGAGTCCAGCAGCTCCACGCTCTTCGACTCGTCGAAGAACATGCGCACCGAATACCACTGGTTCATATCGGAAATGAGGGTGGTGAACGTCCTCGGCGCGCTCTCCGAATCCGACGGAATCCACCTCCACCCCTCGGAAAGCAGCCTGTGGAGGATGAACTTGCCGTCGAATTTCAGGTTGTGGAAGTACACCTTCGACCCGCAATGGACGCGGCACCATTCGAGGAACGTCGCTATATCGTTTCCGAACTGCATGTCGGCATCGTCCCCGACACGGCACGTAGCCCACGCCCAGACCCTGCAATCGTCCTCGAGCGTCGTGGTTTCGAAATCGGCGGTGTAGCAGGGCATATCGTCATCGTAGTCCTCTTCTGAATCCCATACGAGCCTTTCGAGCTGCATATCTTCCAGCATTTCATTCTCCTCTGGCAAGCCAGTATTCCCTGAGCACTTTCATCTTCATGGCACGCTGGTACGGGTCGTAGACGAATTCGAGCGCGGGCGATTCGTCAAGCCATTCTTCCATCATGGGAAGTCCCGCGTCGATTCCGCCTTGGATGCGGTCGATTATCGCCTTGATATCCGCATCGTATTCATCGAATCCGCCAAACACCGTCTCGAGACCTTTCGTGTAGTTCTCGAAGTATCGCTGCGCACGCTCTCGGCTCGATTTGTTCATCTCCATCGTTTGAGTCTCGATGAATCTCCTCAGACCTGCTTCGCTCAGCTCCTCGCCCTTGCGAGAGTCGCGCGTAAGGCGGGCGTTCTTGTACGATGCGAGCGTGTACTTGCGCTTCTCGGACTCCTCGAGCTTCCTACGCTCCGTGCTCTTGCGGCGCTCCCTAACCGATTTGAGGATGGCGAACTCCTTACGCTCCCAACGGGTGACAATGCCGCCGTCTTTCTGCCGGACAGGCTCCATCGCGCCAGGTGCCGCCGCCCTCTTCAGGCGGTTGACGGTGTTCTTGAGAGCGCGCGCCGTCGTGATTCCAGCCTTGAGCGTCTGGTAATCAGCCTCTTTGGGCAGGTACACGGCTGCGTTGGGCTGCGCTGCGGCGGCTTTCCTGACGGCGTTGTTGTAGGTTCTTACGGCTCCCGCCAGCCTTCGCCATTGGCTTTCAGTCCACTTAATAGCATATTCTCTGCGCTTCGCCACGTCCTGCCCCGTTCGTCCGTCACATGGAAACCTCTAGTCTCGGTCTGCATATACAGCTGCAACTCCGCCAGTATATCGACCTCGATGGATACATGGAACCGTCTCGATAGTGAATCGTTAAGCCAGTCCTTACGCTGCTGCACGTTGTCGGCGAACTTCCGCATATGGTTCGCGCTCGAGAAGCGGTATTCGAAATGCGCGGTAGAGCATACGAACGGCGATTCTGACAGGTCGTAGCAGATTCCGTGCTTAGTAAGCATAGCGGCGATGCTTCGACGCGACGGGAACCATGCACGAATTCAGGTAGAAGTACAGTCCAGGCTCGCCGTCGGCGAAATCGTCCACGTGCATTCCGCACACGTCTGCATCGTCGCGCACGACGGGATACTTGTCCGACTTCGTGAAGAGGTACTCTATCCTCCCCTCGGGGTGGACGTTAACCACGGTGACGCCCTGCGGAATGACGGAGAACTCCCAATCGTCCTTCTTCATCACCCTCGATACCGAAACGTCCAGGAAAGCGAGTAGCAAATCCTTATCGGCTCGGGTCATCATGTCTTCGCACATAATATCGCCTTTCCAGCGAGGGCTGCCCATGTCGGGCAGCCCTTCTTCCACCATTCTAGAGCTGCACGGTGAGCGTCAGCATGGAACCGTTCTTCACCTTCTCCTGCTTCACCACGACAGGAATGGGGTCTTCCCAAGTCGGCTCGCCGAACGTGGCGATGAGCTTCTTGAGGGAAGAGAACATGCCCACGGACACGCATTCGTATGCTTCGCCGTTCTCGTCGATGAGGACGATTCGCGGCGCCTTCTCGTACTCGCCCGTCTCGGCGTTGCAGAGTTCGAGGGTTTCGGCGTACACGTCCTTCAGCATGATTTTCTTGTTGATGAAGTCGTTCACCTTGTGCTGCGGATTGTTCGCGGCGTTGAAGACGAGGGCTTTCTCCGCCATCGTCTCCGCCTTTACGGAGCAGAACGCGGCGAGCTTGGTTCCTTCAAGCTCTCGCACGTCGTAGGCTCGGATGCCGTCGGCAACGTCTACTTCGGAGATTGCGATGATTTCTTCGGGCATTTTCGTTTCCCTTTCTCTGGCTATGAACGGTTATTCGGTCTCGAGCACGGATGCGGCCGCGATGAAGTCTTCCAGCGGCATGGCGTACGTGATTTTTCCCACCACGTCCCATTTGACGGTGCAGCCTCGCGGTATAGGCTCTCCGTTGACTTTCGCGAGAACCGCACGAGCCTTGCCCTTCGTCATGCTAGCTTCCACGCATTCGCAATCAACGATGGTAACGACTGCCATTTGCCCGTCTTTTTCGGCAATATCGAACGCCTGAACTCGGTAGACGTTCATGGTTCGGGTGATGTTGTTCGCCATAAGACACTCCTTTACTGTCGGTTACACCCAATGCATTTATTATACCACGTTAATATTGATATTAACGATGATAACGCGTTTCATAAAGTCTTCACAAACCTAGCAGCCATACGAGAATCAGAATTCCGACGGCGAGCCATGAAGCAAGCCGCAAGAAGCCTAGGAAAGTCGCGTCCCGCAAAGCCCGGGCGAATTCGGGCAGCCCCGCCGCATCGGCTGCGATGCGCAAATCCTCCTTAGTAATCATCCTCGGTACACCTCCAGATGGCATCGATGACGGCATGTTTTCGCGTGCGGATTCCGTATTTCCTCGCAATCGCACGGTATGCATCCTCTTCGTTGGTCTTGGAGCCTTTGCGCTTGCAAGACCAGAATAGAATTTCCTGCGTCGGCTGCTCTCCGCAATGGAACAGGCATGTGTAAAGTCTTCTACGATTCATGGCTTCCCTTTCTAGTAGATAGCCTCTAGCTTCTCGGAAATAGTCTTCAGAAATTCGCGTGCGCCCGTGATGCGCTGCATCTTAAGCTTCTCCTCGATAGACCAGATTATTTCCTCGGCGATATTTCGGTTGTGCTCCAAAGACGCTTCGTAACACCGCAAATCGCTGTCTAGCTCGGTTTTCGCGGCTTGAACGTTCTCTGCGGAATTGAAGATTTCGCCTATCGCGTCGCAATCGTATCGATCGATCCCCGCCGCGTCCAGGAAGTCTACCAAGTCCTCTTTCGTGTAGAGGTAATCCCCGTTTCTGGTGATGATGCGCTCCATGGCATACTCGCTTTCTTTTCGGTTAACACCCATCGCGGCGCACGCACGTTTCCGCATGTGCGCCGCGTGGAGGTTAATCCTCATCTTCGAAGTAGGTAGACCCGTCTAGGTTCATCCCGCATTCTTCACGCAAATAGTCTTCGCATTCGAACCATAACCAATCGTTAATATCGGTTTTGCTCAAGGGAACCTCTTCGCTACACCATTCTAGATAGTCGGACGCGTTTTCGTAGGCATCGCCTAGCAAAGCTTCGAGAACCGCTTTACCGCCGCCCCATGCTTGAAATTCACAAAGATGGTTTTCGCACGTGTATTTCATTATTGCAGCTCCTCGATAGTAAATTCATACTTGTGAATTTTACCGTTTTCGTTCAACGTGACGGTTACAATATCGTAAAGCATAGAATATGCCATTTCGATACCGTTATCACTAAGTAGTTCGTACATGCCAATTAGTTTATCGTTAGTGAACGCAGAGTAAACGTAATTTGTTTCGTTTAAACGCTCATAGGCGTTTCTAGCGATAGTTTTTGCAATCCGCTTTCTACTAAGTTTCATTGCTTTCATCACCTCTCTT